TACCAGTATGATTTTTTTGGAAATAAGATGAAACCCTTTTTGGTAAAAACTTGGACATACCAACATAGATGATTTGTTCTTTGTCGTTTTTGAACAAATAACATCCTGGATTTTTTGGTATGTCTTTAAGTTTATCGGAAATCATACCACAAAGATACTAAAAAATATCTTCCAAAGTATCTGTATCACAAAATATTGTTCCACAATTTTTACAGGCCATAATTTCAAATGGTTTGACTTTGTATGTATCAGTTCTTCTCATTGTTTCAAATACTACTTTACCTGTGTATTGACAATTTGGACATTCAATAGTTTCTGTTCTTGAGATTTCTTCAGATTGTTCTTCATTTAAGTTTTCTTGTTCTTCTGGTGTGTTTAATTCTTCCATTTTTTATTTTTATTTTAGTTTATTAAAACATTAAACCGACTAGTAAACCAATACCAAATCCGGCTAACATTAAAAGACCTGCTAGAGCTATAATATATTTTTTGAGTTTACCAAACTGAAAAATGTCAGTTGGTTTTGGAGCTAGGTTTTTATAAGCGTTTGGTTGTAGGCTCTTCATCATCTCATTGAGATTCTTCATCATGTTTGGGTCAAACATATTTTTATTCATATCAATTATTTATTACAATGTTATTTTGTATTAGATCTCTTCTTTTAAAATCTATTTTGGTTTTTAAGTCAACAATAAACGGTAAAGATAACATACCATCATAATCTTCTTTTTTCATTTGATTTTTAAAATTTTCAATCAACTTTTCACAAGTTACTAATTGATCCCATGTGTTGGAAGATTTAATAATATTTTCAATCCACTTTTTAATTTGATATTTTTCTGTCATTTTTTATTATTTTATAATTGTTCAACTTTAACCATGCTAAAAAATCAAGTGCGGTCCATTTGTCTGGATCCAGTTCGCCTAATGGACCATCTCCGAACTGATCAATAAAACCTTGTAAATAATCTTGTTCAATTTCAAATCCACCTTCCTCACTTTTAACGATTTTAGTCCTAACCATTTCAATAGCGCAGGTTTCACATTGTGTGGCTCTTTTATCTCCGTGAAATTGTTCTTTACAGGTTACGCATTTACACATATAGTCACCAGGTGCAAAACCACCGATTGGGTATTTTATTTCTTCCATTATTATTTTAATAATTCTCTTCTTTTATTATTTAGTATGGTTTCAAGTGGCCAAATAACATCGTATTGATATGTATTCCAATATTTATCTGGAGTATTTTTCATCAATTGTTTTCTAAAGTTTCTAATTAATCTCTTAGCGGTAAATGTTTGTTCTATTGTTTCACAAGAATCAATTATCTTTTCAATCCATTTTGATACGTCTCCGTAGTGTGTGCTTCTATTTTCCATTTTATAGTTTTTTTAGGATTAAACATCCATTTGAATCTAATTTTGGTTTATCACCAGGTATACAAACACCTTTCTTGTTTATACCATCACAATTAGGATCCAGACATTCCATATCAATCTCAACTTCAATTTCTGTTGGTTGATATAACTTCATTGCTTCGTTGATACATTCTTTAGCAAATGCTTCAGTGAATGAATCTATATCTCCATCAAATCCGTTTCTAACTTGTTTATATACAACATCAATAACTCCAAATATCTCATCGCAGTTTTGTTTGGATAGTTTGTCATTGTCTGTAGCATACATTATATTGTTTACTAACAAGACATACCCATTGTCTACTTTATTTAGTTTTCCTTTCATAGGTCAAAGATACAAAACTTTTTTTAAAAAAACAAATCCCACCGATAAAGATGGGATTTAATATTTTGAAACCCTGTCGTTTATTTTTATTTATTTTTTAGAAGTTCAATTAGTTCTTCTTTTGAAAGTTTACTTAATTTTATTCATTGGAAAGCATTAATAAATCTTCCGGCAACTATCTCAAAGTTTTCTTTATCCTTTGGGTAATATTCATTAGCGGCAGCTTCTAATGCTGCTTTCACGTGCATTTTAGCAAATTCAACCATAAGAATTTCAATACTATTTCCTGGATTACCTTTATGGTTTTTGTGTAAAAAGTTTTGTATAAAATCTTCTGCTGTTGGTGTTTTTTCCGATTTATTAGAAATATTCTCATCAACTTCTTCTGGTTGTTCTTCAATTACTCGTTTAACAATTCTTGTTAAATCAGTTTCGGTAAGTTTTATTATTTTTTTCATATTGATAAATATTATAATTTTTTAAATTATAGGCCTCATCCAACTCGGAAGTTGTACATCCAAATTGGTTGTAGTTGTGATTCCACTTAAATTGTAGACCTCACCCAACCATTCCTTTATAAGTTGTTGTGTTTCAGTAAGGTTAAGACCGAAATCACCTCGTAAAACTAACCAAATTTTATCATAGTCTAGGTAAACGACCTCTTTTTTTCGATTGTAAACCATTAGATTATCACCTTTTTTATAACGAAATAATATCAAATCTGAATGTTCCTCACTCTGAACAACATCTAAATCATTAAATAAATTAAAAAAATCTATCGGTGTTTTAATTCCGGATAATTTTTTTAGATTCTCGGATCCGTTAACAACTTTTGCTGTTTGTTCCCACCCCAATTTTTTAACCAGTTTCTGGAGTTTTCCTTGGATTGATGATTGTTGATTTTCCGTAATTAAGATTTTCATAATTATAAATATTTTATAAAATAAAAAACCCCAACTTTTTGTGTTGGGGTTCTATATTTTAGTGTTGTATGAAAATTATTATTTAATGTTCAAAAATGTTCCTGATCCACCTGCAACTGTTGTTGGCAAGACCCCATTCCAACTTTGAGCCTTCAAATATTCAACATAAAGAGGTGTAATTTCTTTTTGTTTTAATTTCATTGCAAGAGCCAAGGCCTGAGCGTCAATTATAACTTTAGCGGAGTCTCCACGGGCAATCGCAATTTTTTCTTGAGCTTCAGCTTCAGCAACCAGTTTACGTTGTGTCGCCGCCTGTGCTTCCTGAACCGCCTTTGTTTTACCTTCAATTGCCTTTTGAAGAGACTCTGGCGGTGTGATATTAGTTCTTAGTTGTGATACTTCAAACCATTTAGATAATCTTTTATTACACTCAGCAACAATTGCAGCTTCAAATTCTTCTCGTTTATTAAAGATTGCATCAACCTCCCACTTATTTGCCACATCATTTACTGAAGAAACAATCGCATTCATTAACCATCCTTGTTCAATTTGTTTTATATCTAAACGTAAGTTCTCAAACATATTACCAATTGCTGTTGGTTTTAATGAATAGTTAAAACTTGGTTTAATTGTTGCTGCAAATCCACCCTTTGTAATTACAGTTTGATCTTTGTATTCAATATGTTGTTGGTATGTTGGAAACTCTAACATCTGTTCTGTCCAGGTGTTATACATTACCCAACCAGTTTTATATTCATAACTTGACACCCCTCTTTTGTCTCCAGTTAAATTAACTTTGATTCCAACGTGTCCTGCATCAACTCTTTCAAGGGCAAATGGTTGGATGCTAGAGATTATAATACCTAAGACAAAAATACCAATCGGTTTAATCAACCACATCGTATTAAACTTCTGTTTTTCATCACCCCATCTGTCCGGTCCTGTTACATACATTCGGTCTCTTGTTGTAAATACCACAAATCCGGCAATTACCAATCCTAAAATAAAAATTAAAGTACTAATCATTTTTTTCTTCTTTTTTGTTAAATAATTTTATTGTTTCGTTTATTACATACATAAGGACCCCAACCAACCCAACGAAACTTAACAGTTGGAGGAACCCGTTTACTTCTCTGCTGACGATGTATTCGCCAAACATTGTTCCGATTGCGATGAAGCCTAACCACATCAGAAACACTTTAAAAAACTTCATTTTATTTTTCATATTTTAATCATTTATAAAGACACAATTCTTAAACTCATAAACTTGTCCGGATCTTGAAGATATTACATCCAATTCAATACTATATCCGATAATGTTTAATTTTTCCGCTTTAAAGTCTTTACCTTTTTTTGGTACTTTAAACTTTAATGGTTTATCAAATACAATCCCTTGTCTATATGATATTCTTTTAACAGTATCAGTCCAGGTTGATAATCCATACTTTCCATTATACCTAAACTTTCTACCAACAAATCTTGGGATATCAAAACTTTCATCTTCAACATCTTTAGATAATGGATTCTTTTCTCCTGTCAGTTCTTCATAATATGGATTAAGTTCTCCGGTGTATGGGTCGTGCGTTGGTATTTTTTTCATCTTATTGATTATATAACTTATATAAACTTTCCGCAACTAATTTCAATCTTTTCTCAAGTTCATTAACTTTTTTCTTGTCTTCATCAGATAATTCAAAATTCTTTTGTTTAATTTCTGAAATTTCATTGATGATGTTTGTGTGCATTGTCATCAACTTTCCTTGTAGTTCTCTTTTGTCTTGTGTCATATTTTATTTTTTTACAATAGCTTTTGTAAGCTGGTTTATTAGTGCTTGAACTTCTCCAAAATTATGAAACCTAATTTGTGGGTCCGTGTTGAAAACCTCAACATACCATTTTTCATCTTTTATTTCCTCATTTGTTGGTGTAATAAATGTTAGACCATCCACAATATCAAGAACATAATAATATGAATCGTCTTCATCGTGTTCTTTAATTTCTTCACTTTTAAAACCTAAAAGTATTAACTCTCTTTCTGTCATATTATTTAGTTTCAACAATGTTATAAGTTCCTTCGATTACACCCCAAGATGATTCTTCCTGGAATTGGTATGTTTGCACAACATCATTTGAGTCCATCGGTCTTGTTAAATACCAAATCTGGGTTTCTTTCCAGGTTACTGTAACTAGTTTACGACCCTTTGGTAGGTTAATTGTTCCTTCACCACCCCAAGCTTTAACTCTTGCATTTTCCGTACAAGATGTTACCATAAAACCCATCATAATCGCTAAAAATACTTTTTTCATTTTAATAATTTTACTTTTTTAATTTTACCTTCTTTATTTGTTTTATATATAATTCTAGCAGTATCAACAACCAAGAAATATTCATTATCAATATTCAAACAATTCCATTCACAAGTTTCGTGATAATATAGATGTACATGTATTTTATCCAATTTTTTACATCTTAAATATGTAACATCTTTATATTGCCAGTTTGAACAACTTGTAATAAGAATAATAATAAAGATATATAATATATTTTTCATAGTCAAATTTCTCTTGAGGTTAATTCATTTAATGTTGCTTCAACAATATTCATATATTTTTCTTGTTTTTTTCTATGATAAAGATATAATAAAAAACAAATTGGGTATATGATTAAAAAACTAATAACACTAACAAAACTAAATATTAATAAAATTGACTGTACAATTGAAACAACTGTTAAAACTACCGTTGAGTAAAGGTGTCTATCAGCAATTTTTAAATTTTTCCAAGCTAAATCTAAAAGCTCACGATCAGTTAACTCTTTCATTCTAATTCTTTTGATTTTACAAGTTGATGTTTCATTTGAAATTTTTTTAAAATCGTTACAAGTTCAGAGATATTGTCAAATGCCCATCTTTCTGTTTCAATAATGAAAAAATCGCCCCCACCACCATTTTGTGTTTTGATTTTTAAAAATTGACCATCGCCAGAATCACAACAATCTGAATCTTGTGTAAAAGTCATTTCAAATTCTTGGGATAATAAATATGTTTTTCTATCTTCCATTTTTATTTTTTAATAAAGATAGATATTTTTTTTTGATTATACAAGTTTTACTATTATTTTTCCTGGATTTAAAAAATCTTCTTGATATACCATATTATAATCATCAACACATTCTTTAACAATTCTTTTCATTTGTTCGCTAATACCGGTTATAATTGAAACTTCTTTTTGTTTCTTTTGCATATTTTCCCAAAGAAACTGGTCAAGTAAAACTTTAACGTCTGAATGTTTAATTCCGTGAAGATCCAACTGTTTCATATGTCACAATTTTGTTTGTGAAAATATTTGATTCAACATCGTGTTTTCCAAGGTTATAAGTAGTGTATGTCCCATCTAAATTATTAATTCTTAACATTAAAAAACCTAAATCTGAAACATACACATTTTCAACCTCACCAGTTCCTTTTGGTGTTAAAATCTTAACTTTGTTCATCTTTTTTACCTTTTTTATAGTTTGACTGTAGTTGTACAAAAATAGCAACAACCGCAAATGTAACACCCACTACAATTACCATTGCTTCTAAATCTTTCATTTTTTAAATATTATATGTTATCACACCATTTTCTTCATTAACTTCTAAAACACCATCACCTTCTAGTAAAGTATCAATTTGGTTTTGATTTAAGGTTACTTTTTCTGGTGTCATAAAAATCTTATAAGCTTGTGTTAGTGTTAGTTTTGAATCTGTTACTAGATTAAGAATTTGTTCGGTATTACACTCGATTAAACTTGGGTACTGACCACCAACTGTTACTATTGCCTTATCACCCAATTCTGGTAAATCTAAAGATACAAGATATGGTTGTTCATTAACCATAAATAATTTAACTCTCTTTGTCATTTTCTTTTTTTATATATACATATTTATGATTGTAGTTTCCACACTGATT